GACATCAGCCTGAGCCTTGCCACACTGGTGGACAACCAGGCACAGTCGGAAGAATAACAACGGAACTGTGAGGAGGAATCAACATGGCAACCAGAAAAGAACCTGCCGATAACCTGACCATTGCGGTCGAGAAGAACGAGAGCGGATACAAGGGACCGTACGTCTCCGTGTTCCTGCCGGAACTGGAGGGCGACGGGAGCGACGGCCTGAAGGTCGACCAGTACGAGCACGTCACGATCGCGAACGAAGAGAAGGAAACGCACTACCGGATCCACCGGGGGGAGCGGGTCGACGTTCCCGTGCCGGTATTTATGGTGCTGAAGGAAAAGTACCCGAAACTGTGAGGTGAGAAGCCATGACGCTTGGCGAGATCAAATACCACGTGATGTTCCAGACGAACAACGACGCGGACGACATCGGCGACTACGAGCCGCACATCATTGACTACATCAACGAGGCCTATGACCGGCTGGTCAACGTCTACGCCAAGAAGCACACGGAGTTCGCCCGGGTGGACTATCCGCGGCTGGGCGACAGCACGGACACCCCGCTGACCCCTGAATGGACGCACAGGTACCTGGCGGACTGGGCGACATGGCTGATCTACCGCAACGGCAACCCCCAGAAGCAGCAGCGGGGTTACGCCTACCGGGAGAGCTTCGAGAAGATGCTGTCCCAGGTCGCCGACGAGGGCGGCGTGAACGGCACCGACGAGAACGGCGACCGGATCATCTACAAGAAGTTCCGGAATATCCCCACATGACGAGGTGATGACGCATGGCCTACTATTCCCTCCACGCCTATGACGCGGACGTGAGGATCCCCGGGTTCGCCGGGCTGCAGCAGTACGGGGCCGGGATGGACGGGAACGTCTCCTACGCGGTGGAAGAGAAGAACGCGGAGACGCCCGGCGGCGTGCTGCAGCCGATGGCCTCGCCGGAGATCCTCAGCTACAGCTTCAACAGCCGGATCGAAACATTGATGCACATGTACCGGCGGTGGTATTCCGGAAACGACAGGAAGGAAGTGCTGTTCGCCGCGCTGGGCGGAAAGCTGTACTACCTGACCAGCGCCATGACCAGCTGGACGCAGCTGTCCTTTCCAACCGGCGTCAGCGCCTACCAGAGTAACGTATGGAGCTGGGTGACCTACGAGATCAACCCCCAGGGGAGCACGAACCCGGTGGACGTGCTGCTGCTGAGCAACGCCAAGGACGGAATGATCATGGTCCGGGGCGACAACTTCAGCGTCAGCAAGGTGACCACGCCCCACAAGTTCGGCGTCATCGAGCGGTACGCGGAGCGGATCTGGGGCGGGGCCATCGACGACGAGCCGGACATGCTGGTATACTCCGCGCCCTTTGACCCCACGGACTGGACGGCGAACACCACGATCCCCGAGGACGGGGCCGGGGACATCAGCCAGCCCAGCTGGGACGGGGACAGCTTCACGGCGCTGAAGAGCTTCGGCAGCCAGCTGATCGCCTTCAAAAGCCACCGCGTCTGGCGGGTGCTGGGCACGGACCCGGGCGAGTACACCTTCAAGGAACAGTACGGCGGAGGCGCTCCCTATGCCAACACCATCGCCGTGGACACGGAGCGGATCCTGTTCGCGGAGAAGGACGGGCTGAGCGTGTACGACGGGCTCGCTGTAAATCCCTCCAGCCGGGAGGCCGTGTGCGAAGTCTGGAAGACGGTGAACAAGGGAGCCATCGACCAGATCTGCGGCGCGCTGTACGACAAGCGGTATTACCTGGCCTTCCCCACGGGGACGAGCACGGTCAACAACGCACTGCTGATCTACAACTTCAAGGACGGGAACATCCTGTACTTTGACAGCATCAGCATCGAGAGCTTCCTGCCGACGGAAGACAAGCTGTACGCCACCAGCAGCACGCTGCCCGGGAAGATCCTGATCCTCAACTGGGACAGCTGGACGACGGGCACGGCGGCGTCGAGCGCGGTGCGCTGGGTCACGCCCTGGATGACACTGGAGAAACGGAACGTCAAGAAGGGCGGGTTCGACCTGTACATGCAGCCGGAAGTCAAGGATTCGCCGGTCACCTTCACGATCAGCGTGCAGACGGAAAAGAAGGTCAAGAGCAAGAAATACACGGCGCAGCCGCTGTCCGCCATGGAGCAGGCCGCCGGAAAAAACCACCGGGTCAAGAAGCTGCACTTCGGCGGGAGCGGACGGCGGTTCCGGGTGATCATTGAGGCGCCGGCAGGCACCGCGCCCTGGCGGCTGACAGGCGGGCTTCACCTGATCGTTGAGACGGACCCGGACTAAGGAGGCGGCGGGATGAGCACGGATTACTCCACCATCCAGCAGCACCAGGCGCTCCGCGCCCCCGCCGGATGGAGCGGGCAGGAGAAAATGCTGGTGGTCCAGCTGGACGAGGTGTTCGACGATATCTACCGCAGGTTCGGGCGGCTGCGGCTGCAGGACATGGGCGAGGCCTTCCGCGGGGAATGGAGCGACGCGAAGGGGAACATCACCACGCTGCAGACGAACTACGAGGGGCTGGAAGCCAGGGTCGAGTCCGCGGAGGGGAGCATCACGGAAGTCTCCCTGACGGCGGCGGGACTGGTCACCCGGGTCGGCACGGCGGAGGGCGCGATCACCGCGCTGCAGCTGCAGGCGAACGGCCTGGAGGTCACTGTCGGGAACAAGTACGGGATCGTGAGCGGGATCACGATCAACACGAGCGGGATCAGCCTGGGCACCAGCAAGGTGCTGGAGCTGACCAGCGGCGCGGACATGACGCTGGGGAGCGGGAGCTCCCTCACCCTGAACAGCGGCAGCGACATGACCATCAACAGCGGGGGCACGCTGAAGCTGACCGGCGCGACGGTGAACATCACCAGCAGCGCCACGCTGAACCTGAGCGGCGGCACGATCAACATCACGGCATCCACCAGCGCTTCCGGATCCGTGAGCATGACGGGTGGATCCATTTCCATTTCCGGCGGTTCCGTCTCCCTGACGGGCGGGACGCTGACTATCGGCGGGACGGAAGCCATCACGATGACGGCGGGCAGCTTCCAGATGACCGGCGGGAACATCACCCTGTCCAGCGGCGGAGCTGTGACCGTCAGCGGCGGGACCATCGGGATCAGCTCCGGCGGGAGCATCAATGTGAACTCCGGCGGTGTGATCAGCGTCAGCAGCGGAGAGCTGAGCATCAGCGGCGGAACGGTGAGCATCTCCTCCTCCAGCACGCTGACGATGACCGCGGGCACGCTGAGCATCACGGGCGGCACGGTTTCCATCAGCGGGAACGTGTTCTCCCTGTCCAGCACATACTTCACGGTCACAACCTCCGGAGACGTCAACATGACCTCCGGGGAGATCGGTGGATGGACCATCGCGTCCAACAAGCTGCACGGCGGAACCGGCGGCACCTACGTCGGGATGAACTGCAGCACTGGCAGCGTGTACGCTTTCTGGGCCGGGGCGGAAAGCCCTGGATCGGCGCCATTCAGCGTGAAAAAGGACGGGCACGTGGAGATGAGCGACGCGACGCTGAGCGGCGTTTCCATCAGCTCGGTGCTGTACAACTGCACAGACTCCGCCAGCCCCTGCTACGGCAGCGGCAGCGTCAACATGACAAACTCCAGCTGGGTTATGGAAGAGGTGCAGGACGAGCTGTGGGCGCTGCGGGAGCTGGTCAGCGAGGGCGTGCAGCACATCGACTTCGGCGCGGACCAGGTGACAGGAAAGCTGACGATCAACTCCTACGTATACACAAGCAACGGAAGATCCCAGCACTACATCGAGACGGACGCGACCATCGTCAGCGAGAGCGGCGGCGGCGTGAACTGAAGGAGGAAGAGCATGAAACAGTACGAGATTACAGAGGCCTACAAGGCGATGGACCCGCTTGCCCGGGTGCAGGGCCTGACAGCCTCGGAACAGTGGAACCTGTATCTGCTGCGCAAGGAGCTGCGCAAGGCGGCGGCCTTCGTCGTCGAGCGGGAGGAAATGCTGCAGGAGAAGTACAAGCCCTACGCCGACAGCGAGGGAAAGCTTTCCGGCGGGAAGGCCGAGGAATACGTAAAGGAAATTAACGAGCTGCGGAACGTGGAGGTGGACACCTCCGGATACCCGCGGCCCGTGATCCGGATGGTGGACGGGATCCCGTTCACGAGCGTGGAGGCGCTGGACGAGCTGGTCGAGTTCCAGGCGCCGGAATGAGGAGTGTGAAACCACATGTATGACATCATGCACCTGCCTGGGATCATCGAGATCGGGTACACCGGGGAAAACCTTTTCCGGACGCTGGAGATTGACATGAAGCCCTGGCTGCAGATCCTGCCCGGCGGGAGCGCCAGCATCGTGAACATCCGCCAGGGGGACAGCGTTGCGGACGGCTACGTCACCAGCGCCAGCATGGGAACGGACGGCGTCCTGCGCTGGCAGCCCACAGCGGCGGATCTGGGGAGCGAGGAAGGCTACGGCCAGATCCAGATCTACCTGGTGGAAACCGAGGGAGGGACGACCCGGCGCGGAAAGAGCGCCGTCGTCCAGACCTTCGTCCGGGGGAGCATCGACAGCGGCGGGAGCACGCCGGAAGAGGTGCCGTCGATCATAGACCAGATCACGGCGATCAAGGGCGAGGCGGAGACGGCACGGGACCAGGCCGTGGCCGCCAAGAACCTGGCGGTCGCCGCGCTGGACCTGGAGCCGCGGATCGGGGACAACCTGCACTGGTTCACCTGGGAGACCAGCGGGAGCCGGTGGGTGGATACCGGGGTTTCCGCGGTCGGGCCCCAGGGACCGCAGGGAGCCACCGGCGCGACCGGCCCCCAGGGGCCGAAGGGGGACCCGGGGGACAGCGGCGTGATCGCTCCTGTGCAGAACGGATTCTACATGCTGGAGGTCGACACGAACGGGGATCTGTACGTGGTGACGCCGGGAAGCGACGTGCCAACGTTTGAATACGACAGCGAGACGGGGAACTTGTACTACGTATACGAGGAGGAGGACTGACGATGGCGAGGACGCTGATCGGAAACATTAAGGGGCCGAAGGGCGATACGGGAAACACGGGCGCGACGGGCAGCACGGGGCCTGCGGGACCGACCGGGCCGGGAGTGCCAAACGGCGGCGACGCGGGGGACATGCTGGTCAAGAACAGCGGAACGAACCAGGACACGAAATGGATCGCGCCGGGGACGCTCACCGAGATCGTTAACCTGCAGAACGCGCTCGGCATCGTCGTGGACGGGAAGCAGAGCGCGGTGAACGCAGCCATCGGGCAGTACGTAATCCTGAAGAACTCGACGATCACCGGCGTGACAGACGGCCTGTATAAAGCGGCAAAGGCGATCCCCGCGAGCACTGACATTGACAGCACATATCTGACAGTTGTATCCGGAGGCGGGCTTAATTCGCTAAATGACAGTATTGCGAATATGAATGTTACCAGTAGATCTGGTCTTACGATCAATACAGATAAGTTTGCAGGATCAGGATCTGTGTATAAACTTGGAAAGTTGTGCATTGTATCGTTTTGTGTGAGATCAACAGATTCAATCCCATCTAGTACGTTGATTGCAACAGTTCCAAGCGGATACAGACCATCAGCGGAGGTTAAACCGTTAGTTGTTGAATACGACAGACCAAGTCAAGACATAGCAGTATACAATAGCTATTGCGGTATAGGAACGGATGGGAAAATTCTTCAGAACTTTACAAGCAGCGGTGTATCCGGTTCAACAATCAGAGCAACGTATGCCTATTCTGTATGAAAACACTATTTTATTCCGTATGTTTTGATATTGCGAATCAGTGATAAAAGAGAAAGGAGGTCGCATGGCAAGCATCAAATTTAAAATCATGTCCTACAATGTCTTCTGTTTCGGCGGGATCAACCAACAAGAGAGAAAGGAAGGTAAACCACAATGAAATTTTTTATGCATCAGATCAAGCGGACAAACGGAACCATTGACAAGGGGATCGTCGTCAAGGACAGCTATGACGGCGCGAAGCAAAGCTACCACGCCTACCTGGGCGCATACGCCTACGGGAACAACGCGGACACGGACTTCGTCAGCTGCATGATCACCGACATGAGCGGCGCGGTGCTGATGAGCGAGACATGG